ACGTCCGCATCGGCACCAAAATACGCATGACGGGGGGGGGGGGGGGGCGTTCTGCTCTCCCTTTTTTTTATCTAATTTCCAGTATTTATTTAATCTTATCAAGTATTAATGTATATAATAACATCAAGGAAAACAAATGTCTAAAATCGTATATATTAATAATAAGACTTATAACCTACCACTTCAAGGTGAGAATGCTCCTTGGGGTGAGGAACAAGCTGATATAATAAATGCAATTATTGATGCATTAAATACACTCCAAGGTCCAGATGACATTATTGAAACTTCAGAAACAATACTAAATACTTCTGGAGCTAAAGAAATAATAACATTCCATTTCAATTCTTCAACAGTTAGATCATTTGAAGCTCCATATAACATATCAAGACGGATTACTAAAGAAATAACTTCCTATACTGGTAATGGAGTTACCACAATTGTGGTACTTTCATATAATCACAATCTAAACAACGGTGATACTGTAACAATAACAGATACTTCAAACATAGACAGTACATTTGTTATTACTAGAATAAATGCAACATCTTTTAGTATTCTTTCAACATTTAATGGTTCTGATGTTGGTGGTAAGTTTGATATTGAATTAGTAGAGAGTGGTGTCCTTTCTGGAAACTACTCACTTCAAGGTTGGGTATTAGCCCAAAGAAGATTAGGTGATGCTAAGGTTGAATTTGATATAAATTCTTCTGGTACAATAACCTATAATCCAGAAGTTTTAAGTGGAGAAGTTGGATCTCACGCTTCTTTATTAAAGTTTTTTGCCAAATCAATAATTTCAGTATAATACATTTAAAGGAATTACATAATGAAAAAAGCATGGGCATGGATTAAAGGTATTATATTAGTTAAAGAACTAACGTCTAGAACATATGATAAATCTTCTGAAGGTAATCTTTATAATCAAAATAATGAAAAGATAAAAGTACATATAAATGGTGCTGATAGAGAAATAATTACCGATACACAAACTCAAACACTAACAAATAAAACAATAAATGCTGATACTAGTACAATAACTAACATAAATACCACAAACATAAAGACTTCAATATTAGACACAGCAACAACAGGTCTAATCAACAACGAAACACATTTAGCAACATCAGCTTCTATTTACAAAGCTTTAGCTGATGCTATTGCAACAAAAGATCAAGCTAGTGAAATATCTTATGATAATGCAGTTTCTGGATTAGTAGCCACAGATGTTCAAGCTGCAATAGATGAAGTTGAAGGAAGACTAGGTACAGCAGAAACAAACATAGGTAACGTAGCAACAGATCTTTCAAATCATGAATTAGATAAGACAACACATGGTGTAACTAGTGATATTGTTGGTAAAGACGATAACCAAACATTAACTAACAAAACTATAAATGCTGATAACAGCACAATTAGTAATATAAATACTACAAATATAAAGAGTAGTATATTGGATACAGCAACGACAGGGTTGATTAACAATGAAACCCATATAGCAACGTCCGCTTGTATCTATAAAGCGATCAACGATGCTATTGCTAATCATGACCAAGCTAGTGAGATAACCTACGATAACGCTGTTTCTGGGCTTGTAGCGACCGATGTACAAGATGCTATAGATGAGGTTGAGGGAAGGTTAGAAACCGCTGAAGGTGCTGTAAGTACCGTTGGAACTAATTTAAGCAATCACATAACTAATGTAACAGATGCTCATGATGCTTCAGCTATAAGTACAATAGATGAATTTACATATAGTAATTCTTCTAACGTACAAGATGTGTTAGATGATTTAGATGCAGCAATTGCTACAGTATCTGGTAATACTGGAACTGTTGCAAGTGATTTGAATAATCACATTTTAGATACAACAACACATGGAACTACCTCAGACATAGTTGGTAAAGATGATAACCAAACTTTAACAAATAAAACTATGGATGCTGATAATAATACTTTTACTAACTTTGAACACGGTGCTGAAGTTGATGATCCTTCAAGTGGTGTTCATGGTGTAACAGGAAGTATTGTAGGAACAAGTGATACTCAAGAATTAACAAATAAAACTTATACTAATCCAGAAATCTCAGGAACACAAACTTGGAAATATGCAAAACAAAAAACTGGAGTAGCTAATTTACAAAATAATCAAACAAACACTAACGTATTAGGTATGAATTTTCATGTTGATACTCATTGTGTTGAAATACTAGCATATGTTTTCGTTGATGCTACTGTTGATTATTATCAAATGTTTAAATTAAATTTAGTTAATAAAAATGGTACATGGGTTTTAGATGCCAACCATTCTGGTGATGTATCAGGAATTACATTTGATGTGTCTGCTGGTCAAGTAACTTATTCAAGTCCGAACTTTGCCGGATTTAGTTCTGCATTTATTAAATATTTTGCTACTAGTATATATTTGGATTAAGAGATAAAAATGGGAAAAATTTGTACAAAATGTAAAAAAGATAAAGAGTTAAATGAATTTGGTAAAAAAACTTCATCCAAAGATGGTTTAAGAAATGATTGTAAAGAATGTAGAAAAATAGAAAGGAAAATTTATTTAGAAAAAAATAGAAAACCAAAAAAAGAAAAAATTAAATTGACTGAAGAAGAAAAAAAGATTAAAAGTCATGAGAGATATTTAAAAAATAAAGATAAAATAAAAATAAGAAATAAAAATTGGCGATTAAATAATATAGAGAAGGTTAGAGATTATAAGAGAAGATATGTTAACCAAAGATATCATTCTGATCCTGAATATAGATTTATGTGGTTAATTCGTACAAAAATAAATAAAGTTTTAAAAGGTACTAGAAAATATAAAAAAACTATGGAATTGGTTGGATGTACAATTGAAGAATTAAAAATATATTTAGAAAAACAATTTAAGGAAGGGATGACATGGGAAAATAGAGGAATAGTTTGGCATATAGATCATATTAAACCAATTAGTAAATTTGATTTAACAAATGAAGAAGAACAGAAGAAATGTTTTCACTATACTAATTTACAACCATTATTTGCTATAGATAATTTAAGAAAAAGTAATAAATATCAGGAATAACCTTTGGTATAAACCAATGAAGTACTCCACTTCCTGTGAAACTGATATAAAAAAGGAGAAAAAATGAGTATTAGAACTTATCAAAAAGGAATTCGAGTTGAACCAACAACCAATCCACCATCAAATCCTGTCGATATGCAGTTATGGGCTAGTGATGGATTAGGAAGTTATGCTAAAGAATATTGGCGATATGATTTAGATACCACAAGTTGGGTATCATTGGGTGGAGGTGGTGGAGGTTTAGATACTTTCACAACAGTAGCATTAGCTGAAGCAGCTACTGGTTATTCTGAGCCTGATTTAATTTATGTTGTTGAAACAGAATCATTCTATCGTTATGAATCTAATAGTTCTGAGACTGATGATAATACTTTTATATTAAGTACTAACGATGGTGGAACTACTAGATGGATAGCTGTAGGTGGTAAATATATATTTGGAACAATTAATACTCAAAGTATTGATACTGATAATTTAGTTGTTGGTAGTCCTGCTGCTTATGATTTATTACAATATAATGGTACTACTTTTACTAGTCAATACTTAGAAGATAGTTATATTAGAAATAGTAAAGCGTTATATGATACAACTAGTTGGACAGCATATAAAAACACAACATCAGCAGCAACACCAGAAATAACTCCTGGAGGAGCACCTAGTGGTAATTTAGCTTTAACTAGAACAACAACCGCTGGTGAAGTTTTAGATGGTATAGCATCATTTAAAATTGCTAAAACTGGATCAACATCTGTTCAAGGTGAAGGTTATTATTATGACTTTGTTGTTCCTAGAGGATATGCTAGTAAACCACATTTCTTAAGTTTTTTATATCAAGTAACTTCTAATTTTAGCTATGTAAATAATGATGTTAAAGCTTTTATTAGTGATCAAGACGCCGATGTTATAGTTCCTTTAACGCCAGATATATTTGATGGTTCTGGAAGTTATAAAGGAGAATTTCAAGCTAACGCAAATACTAGTACAAACTATAGATTGTATATACATTTTACAACTACTAGTGCTTTGAATTTTGATTTTATATTTGATAATGTTGTTGTAGCTAATAGTAAAGGTGTAGTTACTGGAACTCCGTCAACAGATTGGACAGAATTTACACCAACAACTGAGGGATTTGGTACAATATCATCTGCTAAATTTTATAAAAGAAGAGTTGGTGATAGCGTTCAATATATGGGATGGTTTACTACAGGTACTTGCACAGCAACCGCTGCTAAAATAACAGACACTAGTGTAACTTTTGATAAAATAGGGATTGATGGTGACTACACACCTATCGGAATTCTATACAAAGATGGTACTTCAAATATTGATTGGATTATTAATACATATAGTAATGGTTCTAATAAATCCTTGTTTTTTGGTATTAGAAATAATGGTTCGGCACAAGACGCTTGTCAAGCTGTAGATGGAAATGCACAATTTGAAGATTCAACTGAATATAGATTTCATACTAATTTTATTCCTGTAGCTGGTTGGTCTTCTAATGTAGTTTTAAGTGATGGAGCAGATACAAGAGTAAACACTACAATTTACTCTAGTTCTAATGGACAAACAATTTCTTCTGGTGGAACTGTAATTTATGAAACAAAAGTCAAGGATACTCACTCCTCTTATAATTCTTCTACTGGAGAATTTACAACTCAAATTGCAGGCGATTATAGAATAGGAGCGCAATTAAAATATACAGCTGTGACAAGTGATACTATACAATTACAATACAAACCTGTCGGAGGATCTTATTCTATTGTCAAGTCCTTTAGATTAGGAGATCAAACAGATTTTTTCCTTAATACAGCATTGCCTTTGAATGTTGGAGATATGTTAAAAATTACAATGGGAGTAGGAGGTACGCTAAGTTCCAATGCCAGTGCCAATGGTATATTTATAATTAGAGAATCAGGTCCAGCTACAATAGCTGCGAGTGAGAAAGTAATAGTTAATTATGTTGCAACAGGTGGCAATTCATTAATTGATGGTACATTTACAACTGTTATTTTTCCAACAAAAATAAAAGACACACATGGAATGATTGAAAGTGATGGAAAGATAAGATTGAAAAGAAATGGAAGTTTTTTTATTGATGTTTGGATTTGGCTTGAAAATAATCCAACGAATGCATCAATGAAAGTTCTTAAAAATGGAATAGCATCACCAAGATACATGGATTTTTTAACTCCAGCAATACCCCAAATGCAGAGAGTTTCAGGGATATTAACCGGAGTAACTGGAGACTACTTTGAATTACAATTATATCACAATTATGGTTCAACATTAAATGTTAGTTCAGGTGATAGTAGAACTAGATTAAGTATTTTTAATATTGATTAAAAGGATAATATATGAAAAAAGTAATAATACATAATGAAATAACAAATAAATACTATCCATCAAAAGTTGAAGATGAAAGAATTGACTCTTGGTTACAACAACAAATTGATGAAAAGGTAATAGGTTTACCAGAACGTAAACTAAGAACAGTCCCAGAAGAACTTCTTTCTAGAATCCTTAGTCAAGAAGAAAAAACAGAAGAAATACTAGGAGAAACTGTTATATATACAGAATACACAATCAAAGCTGATTATGTTATCACAATTGAAGACATTACTAATGAGTATAACATAGAACAGTTAAGAAACAAAAGAAATGTACTACTACAATCTACAGATAAGTATATGCTTTCTGATTACCCTATAACATCAGAAGAATTAATACTAATGAAGAACTATAGAATGTACTTAAGAGATATAACACAAGAACAAGTTTTACCAGAAAGTCCATTAACATTCGAAGAATTTAAGAATTTATAAATTATTAGGAGGTACAAATGTCTACAGCAGATCGTAGACTCAATTTAGAAATTGATTTTCGATCTACAGGGATACTTGGTAGTTCTGATGGTTATGACTTAGCCGAACAGCCTTCACTAAGAGTTGTAACTGAAAATGTAGGAATTATCAATGCTGTTGTTGTAGAAGGAAAACTAAAAAATCAATCTAATTGGGATACTATCGATACTATAATTGGTGTTGATAGCACTTATGTTGATATTAGTTCATATGAGTTAATACGTTTTAGATGTTCTGTTTATAATGCTTCAGGAATACCAAAAATAGTTGTTGCAAGTTTTTTTAAACGTCCCATTGGTGGATCGGTAGAGATTGGCTGTACTAATGGGGATGATTTGTCTACAAGAAGCTTCAATTTTATTTCTAGTGATTCTACAATTAGTATCACAGGAAATGCTTCGACAAATGAAATTGATTTAAAAGCTGTAAGTGCTGGTGCTTCTTTATCTAGTTTAACTGATGTTGATTTATATAGTCCTGATGAAAGTGATATACTTAAATTCAACTTTACTAGTGGTAAATGGGAAAATAGTCAAGAACTATTAGAGATACAGAATCAAACACCACCTATACTTCTAGAAAATAATACAGGAAGTACTATTCTAGAGAATACACCAGTTAGAGTTAATACTAATGGTGATATGGATTTGATAGATGTTTCTATATCAAATAGTGTTGGTATTATTGGTTTATTAGCTTCAGACACTTTAGATGGTGAACAAGGTGAAATTAAGTCTGATAGAGTTATAAAAAACGTATCAATAGCTTTTAGTTTTGGTGATATACTATATGTTAGTAAAACTGGTGGTTTAACTAATGTTTTACCTCAAGTTGGTATTAATGGATTTGTTTCTGGAGATTTCGTTATAAAAGTTGGTGTGGTTTCTAAAAATCAAGATAATCCTTTAAATAAAGATATTATACTAGATCCAGATGTAATAATTCAATTAAGTTAATTCATTTTATCAAGTTTTAATGTGAGTATTTATCGTAGCTGTTATTTAGGAAGAATAATAAACGGTGATAAACATTAAATAGGAGCAATTTCATGGATTTAGAATCAAAAAGTAACGAAGAGATTCAACAACTTTCTCAGGAAGTAGGTAAGAAAGTAGCTAAGATGTTAAAATTATTAGTAACAAGAGTTAACAAACTTTTAAAGATGTCAGGATTGCCTTTAAAAGTAAAACTTCAATATCAATTTGAAAAAATTGATGAATAAACTAAGGAGATAATAATGAGTGTAGATTACAAAGGAATTGATGAAAAAAACGTACAAGATGCTATCGATGCTGTTTTAGTTGAAGCTACTGATATTGCTGAAGATGCTGCTGCTGATGTTATAGAAGATGCTATTGTTAATGCTGTTGTTGATAAAGCACCTTCACAAAATGCAGTATTTGATGCATTAGCATTGAAAGCTAATAGTTCTGATATAGAAGATGCATTAGTTGACGGAGTTACAACTAAAGCTCCATCACAAAATGTAGTATTTGATGCATTAGCTTTAAAATTAGATATAGCAGATTTAGTTGTAATTGATACCGCAGCTTCTGCTGGTGGTGGTGCTGTAGAAAGTGTTGCTGCTGTTGGTTTAGCTGCTGGTGATGTTATTCTTGCTTGTTCACAAAAAACAGCAGGAGCTAATAGTACAGCTTTAGTATCTTTTAATCAGGCAGTAGATGCAATTACATTAACATGGTCAGCAGATCCAGGAGCAGGAGCTATTGCTCGTTTACTGGTAAAAAAAGCATAATATAAACAATTTTTTGGAGATTTAAAAAATGACAGACATTAGTAAATTAATTCGTTATATAGATGGGTTTCATAAAGAAGTCGATCTAAATGGTGGTACAGACATACTTAAAGTAAGTTCCATTAAAGTAGGTGCAAATAGTGCTGAAATTACTGGAGCTATTGCTGATAAGTTAATTCTTATCGCTTCTGTAGTTGATGGTAGTTCAGGTGCTGATCAAGTAGGTTTAACTGCTGTTCGTACACAAGTAACTGTTCAATCAGGTATTGAAAAATTAGATACAGATTTAGGAACTGCTGAAACTGCTATTGGTGATTTGGTAATACTTTCTGGTGTTGCCGTTAATGCTGAGAATTTAGGTGAATTTACTGGATCAACAATAGTCGATAATTCTACAGTAAAAGCTGCATTACAAGCATTAGAAACAGCACATGAAGAAGTTGATGTAAATGCTAATGATTTAATTACATTATCAGGTGTTGCAGAAAATGCACAACACTTAGGTGCTTTTACTGGAAGCACAATCGCTGATAGCTCAACTATCAAAGTCGCATTACAAGCAATTGAAAGTGCTCATGAAACAACTGCCGGTGTAGCTTCTGGTGCTGCTGATGATGTTGGACATCTTGTAACACTTTCTGGTGTAGCTGTTGATTCTGATAATCTAGGATCATTCACAGGATCTACTATAGCTGATGATCAAACAATCAAAGCTGCTCTACAAGCTCTAGAAACAGCTCAAGAAGAAATAGATGCTAACGCTAACGATTTAGTAACTCTTTCTGGTGTTGCTGAAAATGCTCAACATTTAGGAACATTTACAGGATCAGTTATTGCTGATAGTTCAACAATCAAAGCAGCTTTACAAGCTTTGGAAACTGAAGTAGAATCTATACCAAGTCCATTGTTCTATGCTGGTACTTATAATGCTACTACAAATAGTCCAGATTTAGATTTAGAAGCTGCAAGAGTACAAGGTGCTCTATATAGAGTTACAACAGCAGGAACACATGATTTTGGTGCTTTTGGAGGTAGTATAGTTCTTGCTTCTGGTGATAAAGTAGCTTACAATGGTAGTGCTTGGGAAAAATGGGATGTTAGCGATGAAGTTACATCTGTAAATGGTCAAGCCGGTGACGTTGTACTTGAAGCTAATGATATTGGACTTTCTGATGCATATGCTGCTTCTGCTGGCGTTATAGCAAATACCGATACTATTGAAAGTGCTATCGCTAAATTAGATGCACGTAGTTCTGTTCAATCTGTTTCTATCACATTAACTAATAATACAGGAAGTGCTATACCAGCAGGATCTGTTGTTTGTTTAAGTCAAACTGTTGCTGGTGAAATCATTCTTGCTGATGCTGACGCATTAAGTACTTGTGAAGGTACTATTGGTGTTGTTATTGCTGAAATAGCAGATGAAGCTTCTGGACTAGTACAAGTAGCTGGTGAAGTTACTGTACTTAAAGATGGAAACTTTGATTTAGGTAAACGTGTTTATCTTTCTGCTACTGCTGGAAATGCTACTAAAACTGCTCCAGCCGATAAAAACATAGTACTACTTGGACATGCTAGTGCTCTTGGTAAAATAGTTCTTGCTCCACATCTTGAATTAGCTATCTAATTAACATAATTAAGCAGAGAAGGACATGAAGTCCTTCTCTTCTTTTTACAAGGATATAAAATGGGATATGCTGTAAATTTTGTAAATGGAATACCAAAATTAGTGTCTATATCTTCACCTAGCACAGGTGATATCGAAGAAACGTCTTTTAGTGGTAGCAACAATCAAACATCATTTACTAACGTAACAGGATTAGCTTTTGCTAATGCTGATGTTAGATCTTTTAAAACTATAGTTAGTGTTGATTTGCAAGCTACTAGTGATAAATTTGAAATATTTGAATTAATAGGTGTACAAAATAATTCTGGTTGGTATATGTCAGTAAATAGTACAGGTGATGATAGTGGTATAGAATTTGATATAACATCTAGTGGTCAAGTACAATATACTTCACCTGACGTTAGTGGTTATGTTAGTCTAACTTTTAAATTTAGAAGTGAGACAACTGGAGTTTAATATGTTATCTAGATTAAAACTAGATTTTTTAATGGGTTATCGTAAAGTTTGGATAATGGGAATAATAACACTACTAAGTGTTTTACTTAGAGTTGGTAACTATATAGATGGTGCTCAGCTAGTTGATTTATTAAAGGTTTGTGCTGTATCTTTTTTTGGTGCAAACTTAACAGAACATTTGATAAGTGGTACTAAAACTTACTTAGAGAATAAAAATAAAGGAGTTTCTAATGATTGAAAAATTTAAAGATCTACTAAGAAAGAAAGCAAAAGAAGGTAAATTTGTTGATGATAAATCTAAGAAGATTAAAGAGTCAATGCTTGATGATATTGATTCTATCATGAATGAAGCTGGTGGTGAAGAATTAAAAGGTATGAAAAAAGTAACAGTAGCCGCTCCAGATAAAGATGGATTAGAAGAAGGACTAGAGAAAGCTAAAGAAATTGTTGGAAGTGAAGAAGAAATGGAAGAATGTAAAGAAGATGAAGCTGAATGTGATGGAATGGAAGAAGGAAAAGATAATAAATTAGCTAAACTTAAAAAACTAATGGAATTAGCTTCTCAATTAAAAGAATAATATAAGGATGTACTATGTCTACAGCAAACAAATCCTATTATTCATCTATTGAATTATTAGATAGTATAAAAAAACGTACTAATATACCAGACAGTCAAAATTTACTAGATGATAATGACATATTAAAATTAGCAAACGATGAGATGTCAAGCTCATTAATTCCTTTAATTTTATCAAAACAAGAGAACTATTTTCGTATTCAAGAAATAATACCATTAGAAGCTGGTGTAAAACGATATGAAATACCATATCGTTCAATAGGAGCTAAATTTCAAGAAGTGTTTTATATTAGTGACATAAATGATGAAGAAACTAAACAGGATATGATACAAGTATCAACAGATGAATTAGTTGATTATAATGGTAATAATGGAGTTTTTAGATACTATATAGAAGGTGAGAATCTAGTAATACACACTAGTGAAGATAATATAGACGGTATTGGTGGTTTACTATTCTTCTATTTAATAAAACCAAACGCTTTAGTATTAAATGAAAGAGTTGCGATAATTCAAAACATTGATAGAACTAACGGTATTATAACTTTAATTAATTCTGATGAAAATAAAACAGCTTTACCTACTAATTTTTCAGCAACAGCTTTATATGATTTCGTCAGAACAAAATCACCTCATAAAATTATAAGTTTTGATGTTCCTATTATATCGATAAATACTTCAGGTAAATATATACAACTAGATCCCGAGAACATACCACCAAGATTATCTATTGGTGATAGATTATCATTAGCTGGTGAAACAGATCTAATTAATTGTCCAAGTGAACTACACCCATTATTAGCACAAATGACAGCAACATTAGTTTTAGAAGCTAATGGTGATGTTCAAAATTTAGCCGTTGCTACTAGACGTTTAGAAAAAATGGAGAACAATAACGGATTAATGTTAGACAACAGAATATCAGGATCTCCAATCAAAGCTAAATCTCGTCATAATATTTTAAGAAGTAGTGGTATCGGTAGAAAAGGTAAACGTTCAATATAAGGATGAAAAATGCCACAAAAAACAGTAAATGCAGCATTGGGATTACATTCATTTAAAAATGAATTAACACTGGAAGATGGTGCATTAGTTCAAGCTAATAATATAGTAATAGATAAAGATGGTGTTATTGAACCTCGTAGAGGTATGAAAATATATGGTGATTCTTTTGGAACAGCATCGGATGTCTCTAAACAACTATTACAATATAAAGGTAGAATACTAATACACTACGCTACTAAATTATTGTTTGATGATGGTAGTGGTGCTTTTTCTGAATTCTCAGGAACATATACAGAATTAGAATCAGGACTTAGAATAAAGAGTGTTGAATCTAATGGTAATTTATATTTTACAACAAATGAAGGAATCAAAGTAATATCAGCATTGGAAGCTACAGAATTAACAACAGATCCAGGTTATATAGTTAGTGCTGGTGTTCCTAAAGCGTTAGATATACAAATAGAGTTAAACGCCTCTACAGATTGGTTAGAAAACAATAAGATGACAGCTTATAGAGTTGTTTGGTTTAGAAAAGATGTTAATGGTAATTTAAAAATAGGATCTCCGGGACAGATAGGAATAATAAGAAATACTTCAGGTGCTTCAAAAGCAACAACTTTAACATTTACAATACCAACCGAAATAATTGATGCGTACACAATAACTTCTGAAAACAACTATGGATACCAAGTCTATAGAGATGTACAAAAAGATAACATGGTTGGTGCTATTTTAAATGTTCCAGAAGATGAAATGAATTTAGTGTTTGAAGATTATCCAACTTCAACAGATTTTAGTAATGGTTATGTAACTGCTACTGATTTAGTTTCTGAAGATTTTAGAGCTTCTGGAACTACTTTATATACAAATCCAATATCAGGAGAAGGAATAAATTCTTCAAATGATAGACCACCATTAGCTAAAGATGTAACTAAATATCAAAGTTATGTCTTTTATGCAAATACATCAACGTTACATCGTTTATTTTTTGATGTTTTAGCTGTTGATGATTTTAAAGATGAAGGTGATGTGGGTGGACCAACTAAACTTTATATTGGTGATATAAGTGGTTATGAAACTTATGAAGCTTCAACAGTTGAGGATATACCAAATAAAAAGTTTGCTTTAGCTAAAGCTGGTACACCTTCACAAAATATAGACGATACGGTTAATTCTTTGATTAAAGTAATTAATCGTAATCAATCATCTAGAGTATATGCTTTCTATCTTTCTGGACCAAATGATCTTCCAGGTCAATTGATGTTAGAAAAAAGAGTTATGGCTAACATACCATTTTATTTAGGAACAAATATAGAAGCTTCTGGTAATGATATTAGTCCTAAAATACCCTTGGTAGTTCCATCAACACCATTTACTTCATCAGTTAAGTCTGATAATGAAGTTAATCCTAATAGGATTTATTATTCAAAAGCAGAACAACCTGAATCTGTTCCAATATTAAATTACATAGCTATTGGATCTAAAGATAAACCAATTCTAAGAGTTATGTCTTTAAGAGAATCTTTATTTATTCTTAAGACTGATGGTATATATAGATTAACTGGAACTACTCCAGATACTTTCGTTGTTACATTAACAGACTCATCTAGTCCATTAATAGCTGCTGACACAGCTCAAGTATTGAATAATCAAATATATATGTTAACAAGTCAAGGTGTTGTTACCGTTACTGATGGTGCTGTTAGTATTATTTCTAGAAAGATAGAAGACTTAATACTAAAACCAACATCTAGTAATTTTCCTAATTTCTCTAAGAAGTCTTTTGGTATAACTTATGAAAGTGATAGAGCTTATCTATTGTTTTTACCAACATTACCAACAGATACAACAGCAACACAATGTTATCGTTTTAACGTATTTACAAGGACTTGGACTCGTTGGATAATGAGTAAAACTTGTGGTATTGTAAATAGTGGTAATGATAGACTTTATTTAGGTCCATCAGATATTAACCAGATAGAAATTGAAAGAAAAAACTTTGAAAGAACAGACTATGCTGATAGAGAATATGAAAAAACATTATCACCATCAACAATTAGAAGTGATATAATTTTTCCAAGTAACATACTTAATGTTAACATTCATGATGTATTATATCAAATACAATATATTACTATTGTTAGATTTAATCGATTATTAAATCAGTTAGATAAAGATTGGATGTTAGATGATTCAGATTACTATACCGAATTGAAATTATCAACAGGTAATGATCTAGGTGGTAGACTACAAGCATTAGTGTCAAAAATAGCCCTAGATGACGTTCTACAAACTTATACTAGTTATTCTGGTAGTAACGATATAGAAGACCTTAGAGATGGGTTTAATCTTCTTGTAGACGAACTAAATACATCAACTGGTATTGCCTTTACTAACTATGAAAAATATACAACAGCTATAACTTACGAAGCCGTTATTAAAGATGTAATATTTTCTTTAGGTAAAGTTATTCTTTATAACGAAATACCAATTCTAGTTGGTGATTGTATTATATTCAATGGTATAAGTACTGAAACGCAATATTCCGCGGAAACTTTAGGTGATTCATCATTAATGAAACAATTTAGAGAATCAACGTTAATGTTTGATCAATATAACTTTACATATGGTACTATGTCTTTTAGAAGTGATATAAGTGCTCATTTAGAAGGTATTGAATTTGAAGCAGAAGGTAATGGTGATTATGGTACTCAAACATATGGTGAGTATGTTTATGGTGGTGATGGTGGAGAAAGACCATTTAGAACGTATGTGCCTAGAAATAAACAAAGATGTCGTTATATATATTTGAAATTTGAACATAACGTAGCCAGAGAGAAGTTTGGTATTATTGGATATTCAGTAACTTACAACGAACAAACAACACCGAGAGCATATAAATAATGAAAATAGATAGCCCAAAAAGATTAAACGTTGAAGATTTTAAAGACGATGAAAAGGAACTAGTTGAAAAGATTGGTATTTGTTATAATTCCTTTGCTGAAAGTGTTTACAATGCTTTAAATAAGAATCTTTCAATATCAGAAAATCTTAATCAAGAAATTAAAACTATTAATAACATCAAAGTTGATGCAAGTGGTAATCCTGTATTTTCAATCTCTTTTAAACATAATTTAGCTTTAAAGTCAACAGGAACACAAATCATAAGAGTTCTAGGTGGTGCTATAACTTCACATCCCTTTATAACATATACCGAAGAAAATAAAATAATAAAAGTTAGTAATATTACAGGTTTACTAGCAAACACAACTTACACATTAACTATCATAATATACAGTAATTAAAGGGTTTATCAAGTATTAATGTAATTACTATATTCGAGGAAGACATGAAAAGTGACAATTTTTCAAATTTAAGAGATAAATTTAAAAAACCTAAATATGCGGAAGGTGGTGTGGTTAAACCTTTACCTAGAGGTGAGATTGTATCTAATGAAACTCAATCATTTCTAAGAGAAAGTGAAATACTTAAGTCATTGAATAATCCAAAAACTCCTCCAGAACAAAAAGTGAATTTAGAAAAAGAATTAAATATGATTAGAACTTCTCGTCCAACAGTAAGAATGGCTGGTGGTAAGAATTTATTTGGTAATGTATATGGTGCAGCTTTAGGTGAAGCCATTCAAAAAGCAGGAGAAGTACAACCATTGGGTCCAAAAGAAGGAACCTTAGCTTATAAATTAGAATCTGGAGATAGTTTGTCACCTGAAGAAATGGAAATACTTAAGTCTAATAATGGTTATAAATGTGGTGGTGTAGTTAAGAAATATGAAGATGGTGGAAATGTTTATATGAATAGAGATACAGAAAATACTTCTAAGTTAGGTGCTAATATTTCAGAGAATTTAGATTCTAAATTTGGAATAGCTGAGAAATTTGAAAAATTTAGATCACTTCCAGAATATAAAAATTTAAGTGATTCAGAATTAATACAACACATAAAAGATTCTGAAAAATATGAAAATGAACTTTCACAAAAAAAGATACCATCTAGAAATGCATATCAAGATGGTGGTATAGTTTCTGGTCTTCAAATACCTAATTTAAATTCATTTATGCCTTCACAAGATCTTTCTAGTTATACTTTACCTCCACAAATGCCAGGAATTCAAGATCCTGTCACTGAATATTTAAGAAGAATGTTAGCTGAAAAAACTCAAGGAACACAAGAAAGAGTGTTACCTAAATTTGAAGATGGTGGTGTTGCTTATAACGTTGATCCAATGCAAGATCAGTTAAAAAAACTAGCAATGGATAAAATTAACTACTATCGTAATGGTGGTGTAATTGAAGATGATGGTATGAATTATGTTGGTGATAATGTTGATGCTCAAGTTAATGAAGGTGAGTCTGTTGTTAATCTAGAAGGTCAACAAAGATTAATGGAAGCAATTCAAGGTAAAATACCATTTGAATCACTTAAGAATGAAAATCCAATAGTTAGAAAATCTACTCCAGAAGAAACTAATATAAGTCAGAAACAGAAAGAACAAGAACTAAGATTAAAAGCTATTGAAGATATCGTATTAAATACTTTCAGTAAAGGTAAATAACAATGCCATATATAGCAGATACACTTCAACAAACTGAAGAAGAGAAAAAGAAGAAAGCTGGTAATCTAGAACAAACTGGTGATATATCAGTTAGTGGATCACCATCTTCTGTTAGTGCTGGTGTTTCTCCTGTTGCTACTCAAGCTAGTACAGCAGGAAAATTAGGTACTGGTATGAAAGGTACTTCTGCTCAAAAATATGTTCAAGCACATCAAGAACCTAAATTAGCTGAAAAAATAACAGGTAAACTTCAAGAAGAAGAAACTGGATTAGCAACAAAAACTGCTACAGAAAGAAGCGATATTGAAACTAAAACCGGATTTGGATTAGATCAAGATAATCTAAAACAAATTGGTGGTGGTGAAATAGCTCGTATACAAAAAGTACAACAAGACTTACCTGGACTATATGAAAAAAATGCTGCCGATATTCGTTCATATATGGATACACCAGAATATCAAGAATATCTAACAGCTAAACAAGGTGGATTCAATACATACGAATCTCAAGCTTTACCTACATTAAAACAAGATGTTAATGCTTTTCAACAAAAAGCAGGATTAGGAACTAGTGAAGCTGGTAGATTTCAATTACTTCGTGAAATGTTTAGTCGTCCTGATAAAACATATACTACAGGACAACAATCTTTAGATCAATTATTGTTACAATCTAAACAACAAGAAAAACAAGCTTTAGAAGACTATTCTAAAATAGCAGGAACTGATGTTTCTAGACAACTTACAGATCTAGAAAAATTACAACAATTAGCTAAAGGTAAAACTTTAGAAGAAATTGAAGCAACAAAGTCTGCTGTAACTACTGGTGCAGAACAAGCATTCGGTAATATTGAAACTAATGTTGTTGAAAAGTTAAAACAATATAATACTAATAAAAATAAAGTATCTGAGTTATATACTAAATTACTATCGGGTCAAGCTATTAGTTCTGATGAACAAAATTTCTTAAGACAAAATACATCAGGAGAAGCTGCTGATAAAATGTTAAACATTGCTAACAACTTAAGTTATCAAGGTGAATTCGGTACAGGGGTTGAAGGTAGATGGAACGTTGGTGGTACATCAGCATATTATGCAGGAAAGGCACCAGGAGAAGCTGAATCTAGTTTATATAATTATGGAACTCTAGATCAAGCTAAATTAGCTGAACTTCTTAATACAGCTAATATAGGTGAATCCTTAGCTGAAAAGTCAAGATTTGCTACATCAGAAGAAGTAGCTAAACAACAAGCGTTAGAGGAATTATTTCAAGATCAATTAGGTAGTAATCTATCTGAAGTTGAAGCAGCAAGAAGATTGCAAGCTAATCAAGTTGGTTTAGAAGGATTAGGTGTATCTAACTTAGAAAAAGAAATACTAGATAGACAAACTAAAACAAACAAAACTAAAGAAGAAGAAGCGTTAGAAGCTTCTACTTCAATGAACCAATGGTATTATGATGTTTTAGGTGAAAGAACAGGATATGGATTTCAACCTGGCGATAAGGATGCAACAACAGCTAGTTATCAATATTTAAATCCTAATAATGAATGGATTAATAAATCAGATAATGAAATTAGAGTTGCTATGGATAATGATCCTGCTGTTACTAGATTGTTTCCAATAGATCGATCAATTTTGAATTTAAATAATATTGTTTATCAATTAGGTCCTGATCGTTATTCTGGTTTTACAGAGGAACAAATATTAGCAATGCCAGAAATACAAAGTGAAATAGCTAATAGACAAGCTAAAATTAATAATATACTTAATTTAAAAAATCAATTCATAGAAAAAACAGTAGAACAACGTAATAAAGTAAAAGGTGAAACAACAGCAAGAGAAGGTGGTTATTTTAATCAACTTCGACAATTCTTTGGTTTATCTTAAAATATATTATTTAAGGAGTTTTATATGGCTGGAATGATAGCCGCAGGAGCAGCAGCAGGAATTGGGTCGTCATTAGTTAGTGGTATAATGGCTGGAAATGCTGCTGAAGAAGCTGAAGCAAGATCACAAGCTTTAAGAGAAGCAGCATTAAATATAGCTAATAGTCTTCAAATACCAACAGCAGAAGCTGAAAAACTTATACTTGAAAGTCCTGAATTAGTTTGGGATTTCTTACCAGAAGAAGAGAAAGCTATTCAACTACAGAAAACATCAATGACAGATATTGGTGTTGACCCTAGATTGAAAGAAGCTCAACTTGCAGCATTAAGTGGTATACAAGAAAGAAGTATGGATGGTTTAACTAGTGCTGATATGGCTGAGTTTGAACAACTAAGACGTAGCACTGGATCTCAAGCTGAAGCTAGAGATGCTAGAATACTTCAATCTATGGCTGAACGAGGTATGTTGGGTTCTGGTGCTGAGTTAGCACAAAGACAGTCGTCAAGCCAACAAGCTATGTTAGCTCAAGCTGAACAAGCTGATCGTATAGCTCAAACATCAGCACAAGCTAAACTAGCAGCTTTAGGTCAATTGGGTGATTATAGTACACAAATGAGATCTCAAGAGTTTGGTGAAGAAGCACAAAAGGCTAGTGCTGAAGATATCATAGCTCAATTTAATGCTTTACAAAAAGCAGGAGTTGAACAACGTAATGTAGCTGGTTTAAATACAGCAAATCTAACTAAACAAAGTTTAGCTCAACAACTTGAAGCTGACAGAGTTAATGCTGCAAATCAGGTATCTCAATGGAACGCCGAAGCTGCTGGTAGAAAATATGATAGAGAAGTACAGAAAGCTGGTTTACAAATGAGTGCGTTAACTGGTAATGCTGCTGCAACAAGTGCTGCTGGTGCAAACAAAGCTGCTGGTATACAATCTATGGGATCAGGATTAGCTGATATAGCAATGAGTGCCGGTAAAGCTTTTTCTGGTAGTGGTAGTTCTGCTGCTCCAACACAATCAGGTGTTAATGTGACAACAGCTAAAGCTCCTACTGGTATTTTTGGTGGATCTAATCCTTATAGTAAATAATTAAAGGAATAATTTATGGCTGAGAATAAAAATAATATAGATTATAGTAAGTTTCTTGATGATTTATTAAATGGTAGTAAAACTATATCATCTAATATTCCATATCAAACAGGTGAACAACCAACACCATTTATTAGTCAAGAAAACTTAGAACAAAATAGATTAGATGAATTACTAAATAGGTATAATCTACAAACTAATTTATCAAAAGATATTCCTTTACAACCAAATAAACAAGGATTTGATTTTGGTAGTACACAACCATCTATACCACAAACAAACATACCACAACAGCCGATAAACATACCAAAAGATGTTAATGTTGCTCCTGTTACACCACCAGTTATACCATCTAAAACTAAACAAATTACACCATCTCCAGTTAAGGAAGATAAACCTATAGTTAAAGAAGTAAAAGAAGAAGTAAAAGATGAAGAAGGTTTTAATTCTATATTAAAACGTTTACAAAAAGATGATGAAGCTGCTAAGAACAAAGAAAATGAAATATATGAAGAATCTAAAAAAATGGCTAATTGGGTAGACTTCATGGGTGGTCTTAGAGGTGGTTTAGAAAAGATAAGTGCTGGTATGGCTAGAGTTGAAGGTGATCCTAATGCTGGTAAATCACTTAAAGAAGACGCTAAGAAAGTGATGTCTGATGCTATGTCTAAGATAGAAATGAGTAAACAACAAAGAAAGGAATCTAAAGGATTAGTAAAAGAAGCTTTAGAAGAAGCTGCTATGCAAGGTAAAGCTGCCGAACTAGATCCAAATAGTAAAGCTTCTGAATTATATAGAACATTAATTAAAAACAATCAATCTTTTAAAGATAAGTTAAACCCATATCTTAAAGATTTAGATGGTATGAATAAACCACAACTTGAAGAGTTACAAAAATTATTATTACTTCAAGACGATAGAGAAATGAAACTCAAGATGCAACAACTTCAAAGTGATAACGCAGCTAAACTTCTTGAAATTAGACAACAGCAAGCTGATGCTGCTACAAAAAAAGCTAATCTTAGTGAAGAAAGATTTAAATGGACTCAAAAAGAGAAGGACGAATTAACATCTAAACAACAAGAAATTACTAAAAACGCTTATGTGACTAGTAATGATTTAGATGAGTTGAAATCATTATTTAAAAAATCATATGTTGGACCAGTTGATGGAAGATTAGGTAGTACCTCAGAAAAAATATGGAACACAAATAAAGATAGATCTGCATTTTATTCGAAATTGAATTCATTTCTTTCCAATTATATTAAAGGTCAATCTGGATTAGCTGTTACAGATGCTGAATATGAAAGATTAAAAGATATTGTTGCAAATCCTAACGTTACTGCCGATACTTTTATGTCAAGATTAAATTCATTTGACCAAACGTTTAAAAGGCAGTATAATGATATTGTGGATTTTTATAATGTATCAAATCCTGATGCTGAAAAATATAGATTAGAAAATATGAAAAAAATTAAAGAAAATAGAACAGTTAAAAATATAGAAAATAAAGTGACTGTTATGGATAGTCAAGGTAAGAAATTTAAATTACCAAAAGAACAATTAGAAGATTCAATTAAACAAGGTTATAAATTGGTGGAATAAAAATGAATAAATTAGATTTAGAACCAATTGAAGATACAAAATTAGATTTAGAACCAATAGAAGATGATAATTTTGATTTAGAATCAAAATCTAATGAAGAAATATCACAAACAGAATCTGCTATACGTGGTGGCGTACAAGGTTTAACTTTAGGTTTTGGTGATGAACTTATTGGTGCTGGTAAAGCTGTTGGAAGTACTTTATTTGGACAAGATGAATTATCTAATTTTATGGATACATATCGTAGAGAAAGAGATACAGAAAGAGCTAAGATGGAAGCTGCACAAGAAGCTAATCCTATCATATTTACAGCTTCTGAAATTGGATCTGGTATAGCTCCTGCTTTCTTTACTGGTGGTGCTACTGCTGCTGCAACGTTAGGTAAACTAGGTTTAAAAGAAGCAGTTAAACAAAGTGCTGCTACTGGAGCTAAATATGGTGCAGCTGCTGGACTTGGTTATGGTGAAGCTGATTTAACTCAAGCTGAAGTACCAAAAGCTGTACAAGAAATTGGTATGGGATCACTTACTGGTGGTGCTTTGGGTGCTGGTATGGGTTATATTGGTCAAAAAGCAATTAAACCTGGAATGGAAAAACTTAATTCTTTAAGAGAATATATAAGAGAAAAATCAACATCTTCATTTAGAAAAATGTTTGAAGCTGGTGAATTAGCTAAAGAAGGTGAAGAGATAATAGGGCAAAAAATACAACAAACTATTATGGATGATTTGAGTTCTAAAGCTACTGAAATTCAAAAGAATTTAGAAAATGTTAAAAGAGAGGGTGTTAAGAAATTTGATGATCTATGGCAAAAAACTGAAGCTGAACAAATGAAAAAAGATTATACTACATATATAGATAATCTATCTAATGAATTTAAGTTAGAACATCAGAATGCTTTAACTGATGATACAGCAAAGAAAGCTGGTAAAGTATTAGAACAATTGAATAATATTAAAAAGAAATTCATAACAAAAGAAGATGTTATTGTACCTGATTATACAGCTAAAGAAACAGCTTTAGGTGCTTTGGAAAAGAAGAAAGTGTTAATGGAATTAGCAGACTCTGAAGGGGAAGGAGCTTCTAAAGAAATAGCTAAAATGTTAGACAAATATGCTTTAATAGAGGGTGATATACAACCAGCCAAAATTGATACAATTAAAGTTTCTAAATTGTTAAATATATCAGGAGAAGAAGCTACTGATATACTAAAAGACGTTGTTAGATTGAAATATAAACAAAAAGAATTGATACCTGAATTAGGTGTTGAAATGTCTTTACCAAAAGAAATGAAAGCTGTAGCTAAAACATTTGAACCTGGTGAGATTATTGTTGATGATCTAAAGGGGTTAGCTTATTTTAAAGATGCTAGAGGTAGAGTAAATTCTGTTTATTGGGGTAAGATACCAACTAAAGTTGAAACTAGAGAAATACAAAATGCTATAAATCTTAAACCTAAGGAAATGAAAGAATTTAGTGATTCATTAAAACTAATAGCTGGTAAAGATAAAGGTACTATTGAAAGTAGAGTAAGAGAATTAGCTAAGGGTGTTAGAAAAGATTTCGATAGTCTTTTAGGTGAAAAGGGTATGTTAGATGAATTTAGTAAAGTAATGAAATCTTATGAATCAATGTATGGTGCTACTAAAAAACTAAAAAAGAAAGATTTAATAAGTGAAGACGTTGTAACTAAAGATAATGCTATAGACGATTTAACTGACATGTTAAAGAATATCAAATTGGAAACTGCTGCTGGTGAAAAAGCACAGAGAAAGTTTGAAAAATTCATGAAATACTATAGAGATATTGTAGGACAGGAAAAAGCTGATGAATTATATACAGCAGTAAATAAGCTATCCCAACTATATGATATCAACCAATCAGCAGCTAACTCTGGATTACAAGTATCTAAAGCTTTTATTGGTGGTGTTGAAGCTGCTGGTATTAGAGGTGCTATTGGATTAGGTAAGGTTTCTAAAGGTATTGAGAAGGCTTCAGATTGGACAGGGAAGATGGTTAAAGAGATAGTAAACACATTACCTAATAACTTAGCTAAATTAGCTGATAAAGCTGAAAATCCAAAGATAGCTCAATTGTTTAGAAACTTAGCTGCTACTGAAAATGAACAATCTCGTAGAGCATTATTATTTAGTGCTATGCAAAATCCTAATACTAAAGATCTATTATTAAAAACTTTTGGTGTTGATCTTGAAAAGAAGGAGCCTTAGATGAATGATAAGATAGACTTATTAAATGAAAAAGTAAATCTAATATATGATATAGTCAAGGATTCTGCTGATGACCTAAAACAGATGAAAGGTGTACAAATCACTCAAGGGTTTGATATTGCACAAAATAAGACATCATTGGTTGAGCATATGAAACGTACAGAATTGCTTGAAAATCGAGTAGATATAATAGAAAAACCTATAGAAATTAGAAAATACATCTACGAAAAAATATCTAAGTTTTTTAAATTTATTGCAATACCAATAGGTATAGCTGTAGCCATCTTTGAATTAATCAACTATCTCAAATAATATTGATTTAAATACAAATTATACTTGACATTGATATCGAAATTTGTTAAAATGTATATAAGGTTAATACCTTTTTATCAAATAAAACAAATGGTGATATTATGCGTCAACTATTTTTAATGCTTTTTATTCTACTTTTTTCAATGTCTTGTTATTCTCAAACACAAATAACATTAACACCAGACAATATGGTATTATTACGTGATGAAGTATCTGGTGATAGTGTTAATAAAACTCAAAGAAAACTCCTAGAATTGTCATCGAAACTACCTGAAAGTGAGATTATTTATCTAGTCCTGGATTCTCCAGGGGGTAGTGTATATGCTGGAATAGATATGATCAATACGTTTAAACTAATTCCTCAAAAAATACACACAATCACAATCTTTGCTGCATCTATGACTTTCATGATCTCACAACATGGTGATAAACGCTTTATAAACAATAAAGGTGTTATGATGGGTCATAGGGCTAGTGGTGGATTTTCAGGTCAATTTGAAGTAGGTGAAGTTGAGAGTCAGCTTAATTTATGGAAATCTATTGTTAAAGATATGGAAGAAGATGTTTCTAAAAGAATGGGAATATCTATTAAAGAGTATAAAGAAAAGATACAAAATGAAATGTGGTTATATGACAAAAATGCTGTTAAAGAAAATGCAGCAGATGAAGTTATACAAATTAAATGCTCTAAGGAACTTCTAAATCAAAGACTAGAAGAACAACAAACTAGTGGATTCTTTTTCTTTAGTTCAACAAAAACCGTTGTTTATTCAGGGTGTCCTCTACTTAGAAAACCCATTGGTGAAATAAAAGAAATCAAGAAAGATACATCAAATAGTGAACATCTTTATTAAACTGAAGGTAAATATGGAAAAAGTAAAAGAAATACTAAAGTATATATTAGGTATAGTTACAGCTATAATTGGTATCTTGATCTTTAAAAAGATTAATGATTCAGATAAAATAGAAAACGCTAATATAAAGATTGAAACTAAAGAAGAAATTCTAACAAAAGAAGAAGCTAAAGTTGATACCGAAATTGATAAGAAAGAAAAGGAACTAGAAAAAATTAAGACTGAGGGTGTTCAAGATTTAACTGATGATCAAAAAGTTGACTACTGGAAGAGAAACTTATGAAAAAGATAATCACAACCTTTGTTTTATTGTCTCTATTGACTACGAATATCTTAGCTATGACTCCTGTTAAGAAGGATGATAAAGTACCTTACGATGGGTATTTATTTACTTCTGAAGAGGAGTCTAAACTAAGACAAACTAATGAAGAAAAGATAAAATTAGAAGATTTAAATGTTTTAAAAGATAGAAAGATAGAGATTCAGGAACTAAGATTAGATGGTTATAAGAAGTATGTTGATGAAACTAAGGATTTAGCTCCAATGGGTACTTGGGAAAGAATAGGATGGTTTTTTCTAGGTGTTGGAGTTACTGGTGTTGGATTCTATACAACCTCTAAAATAATCAAAAACACATCAAAATAACGTTCATTTAACTTACATTTACGGAGTCAAGGATGACTAAGAAAATAAGAGATAACGATAAATCATTTAATAAAAAATATTTACCAAAAGAAAGAAAAGAATTCATAGATTTTGACTATGTTAAAAATCTAGACCCAGAAGCTAAGAAGTGGTTATCTAAATTTAGTGACGAATACTATGGTGCAGCTTTTACTATTAGGGATACATATATCATAGAAAATGGTGAATATGTTTGTATTAATGATAGAGATTTAAGAAAATTCCGTAAAGAAGTTAAATACTACAAAGATGAAAATGGTAATTTTACCACAGATGATTCATATAAATACTCTAAAGATAATGTACATAATACCTCAGAACAAAGAAAAGAATGTAATCATGTAGCTAATTCAATGAGTAGAGATTATTATACTAAAAGTAAAAAGGAGAAGAATAGCTTTAGAATACTTTTAAATGATGATGAATTGTATTCTGGTAATTATACTTTAGATATGAAGGATGAAGCTAATTTCGATTATATGTCTCCAGAAGATGCTTATATTCTTAAAGAAAAGATGAATGAACACTTTAATATGTTAACGGAACAAGAACAACAGGAAGCTCTAGATCCTGAAATAACAAAAGTAAATAAAGTTAAAAAAAAGAGATTGACAAAAAAGAAAAAAACTGCTATTATTAAATAATCCGAACGACACAATCGGATCTATTTTCATTTGCAACCTCCTTGTTTAAAAAGAGGACTAATTAAACCCTAGTCCTCTTTATTATTTTAGAGACTAATATGAACATTGAAAGATTCAGAATTAACCAGAAAGTTTGGATAAATGGAAATGAAGGAATAATAAGAGCTATTGATGCTGATAATGAGTATTGTTTACGTATAAAAATAGATAACATTTATAGATGGTTTAAGATTGTTGATGTAAGTTTAATTAAACCTGGTTAAAGGAGTTTAATGAAGAAATTATTATTTATAAGTTTTTTAGTATTATCTAATCAAATTAACGCTTTTGAATGTAAAAAAGATAAACTTTGTAATAAGATATACAACTTAATGGAAGTAAAAGACTTAAAATTAGCCGAAAAATACACAAATCTATTTAAAAAATACAGCAAAAAGTACGACATTGACCCAAATATATCAATATCTATAGCAAAACAAGAGAGTAATCTCAACCATAAAACACATAGGAAAACTGAAGTTATTATATATGAGAATAATTGTGTGGCTATTTCTGATGATACTATCAAATGTACAGAGACTGCTAAGATAGTTAAAGCTAAAACAGACTTAGGGTTATTCCAAATCCATGTTAAAACGATTCAAAACTACAACCTTGACCCTTTAAAGCTTAAGAATAACTTAGAATATATGTTTGATAGTCATTTTAAGATACTAAAGGATAAAATAAACGCTTGTAAAAATAAGAAGAATCCCTGGACTTGTTATCATAGTTTTAATCAAAAACCTAGAAAAGAATATGAAAAATTAACAATGAAATATTTTTAAGGATTAATTATTAAAAATATAACTAAAGATAAGAGTTCTAAGCTTTCACAATTCATTTTTAACCTTCTTTTAATGTTCACTTCTTACTGAACATAATGATAAATGTGAACAAAAACACTATAACTACTCGATAATTTATACAAATGTTCACTTTTACTTATATGTTCACTAATTGATGAACACGAGGTATATTATTCTCATAATTTTACTTAAGTTTTAGATAAGCGTAGTACAAACACAAAGCATCTGTCAAATCATTTTCTTCTCTAATAAACTCAGTACCATGCTTTTCATTGATAAAATCAACAGCAGATTGTTTCCAATCACCATTACGTTTAAGGTTTAAAGCCTTTCTCCATTCACATGATTTAATGAAAACAACCTTCTTTAATGTTTCCAAATCCATCAAAGACATTAAAACGTAGTGAATGCCACACAATGCCTTTGTACCAATGATGTTTCTTCTACCAGCACCATTTATCTCTTCTATTACAATAGCTTCAATTTGAGGCAAATATGACTCAATTAGAGTATGTACCTGTTTAGCTGTTGACTTTACTTGATTAACAGACTTAATAGGATAACGATCTATTGATTGTTTTGGGTATCTTTCTGGTGTTATTATTCCATAGTCAATTAAGACTTCTTCATCAAAAACTGTATATCCCGTTGAATGTACAGATAAATCTATTGTTATGATCATTTTATCTCCATATGTTCTATACAAGCTATATTATTTTCTAAACAACGTAATAAGAATTCTTCTGTTTTAATCTCTGGTTTAACCAAACGTAAAG